ATCTACTTCTAATAGAATGCCGTTGTTCCAAACCCACTCCTTACCTTCCATAATACCTTCAACGAAGGCTTGTGGTGCAGAAGGGTCTGCAACAATATCTGCCGCTGTGGCAAGATAAAAATCATTTTTCACATAAGATGCACCACCCCTAGATTCGATAGACCCCATACCTCTTGAAGAGACACCAAGTTTACCACCATCTTTGATTAGTGCTTTCGCAATTTCCCCCATAGGAGTAGACAAAAGTTTTGCCTCACCAACGAAGTTCTTTCCATCCGCTTCCAGTTTTGTGATCATGTGCGATACCCTGTCAAGATTGACAGTGGGGCCTTCTGGATGACCCAGTTCCCCAAACGCACGACCTTCAGCAACAAATTCTTTGTTATAACGTGCAACTTCTTTAGATAACACGTTCATTGGGTAGACACGACCATTTCGGTTTTTCATGTCTGCCTGCATAAAGATTCCACGAATCTTCATCTCTTTACCACCATCTGCTTTCGCTTCGGTAATGTATTCTACGTCCTGTATCTGTTCAGCAATAAGTTTCATTTCAATTCCCCTTTAAGGTTGACTACCAACTGCTGTGCAACTCATTGCGGCAGAACATGCAATAGTATCACTTGGTTTTTTATCCACAACAATAACTTGGTTTTGAACCAATACCACTGTTCCAGCATATGTCTTTGTGACAGTAATCGTATGATTTTCTGATGGGCCATCGGTTAAAGTTAACACTACGTTATTTTGTGCATTGTCAAATGAAGTTGCAAGACTAACTGTATTTGCATTTACTACCTTTACGAAATACGATTGATCATCTACTAATTCAGCAATCGCAGTTCCACTACCAATAGAATAAATAACTTCATCCCCTGTAGTAAAACCATGACTTGAAACTGTAATTGCAGCGGCAGCGACAGCCGAAGCTGCGTTGAATGTACCAACTGGTGCGGCAATAGTAACTGTTCCAGCGTTAGTCGCATTGACTCTAATTCTTGTTGCTCTATTTAATGTACTTGCTGATGTAACAGCAGTCGCACTTCCTTTTAAGATCATATTATTATTCCTAAATTGTAAGCATTTCGTTTTCGAAGTAAGTCATAAGTGCCTTGGTAGGTACTTTGAACTTCTTAGAAACACTATTTATTGTCTTTTCAAAGGTATTTAGGAAATCTGTAGGTTTAGAATCCATTTCATTAAAAATAGCGTCAACAGCCTTCTTCATCTGCGGAGATAACTTCTTATACTCCTTAGACGTTTTGTGCTCGTCATTCTCTGGTAAGTTCTGTTTGAACTGCGAGAGAGTTTTACTCACTATCTTCTACCTCTGGCAAATGATGTGTCACAAAAGTTTGTGCGACATCTACCCTTCTAGTTTCTAATGCATCCCCAACCTTAGCTGAGAGTGCGTTATTAAAGTGTGTCTCTGCTGCAAGGTTATCACCTGTTGCAATTGAGTTTACAAAATCTTTTACATTGTCCATCTATTTATACTCCTATTATATATCATCTTCTGAGTCATCATCTTCCGAATCCATCTCATCGTTAATTTGACCTTCAATTTCACTAATTTCCTCATCAGTCATACGAAGAATCTTTTTCTTAACGTATTCTTTTGAGAAGTATTCGCCAACATAAGATTCAATCTGACCAAGCATGTCAAGTCTTTCTCTTAGAATCTCAGCATTCTTGAGTTCTGTAAAGTGTCCGTCTTGTAAAAAGTCAAACTGGATATGTTCTTTAAAAGTATCCCAATCTTCAAGTGCAATAACACCCTTGAGTAACAATTGAGTTTTAAGCATATCAGCAAAAATAATAGAGAACTTCTTACGAAGTCTTCCAACAAATTTAGTGAATTTAAGTTCATCACGGGTAATGTTATCAGAACGACCAATTGAGAATCCAGTTTCTTCTGCAAGTCTGGATACTGGAACATTCAATGAACGATACAGTTTCTTTTGGAAGTATGTGATATCATCAATCTCACCAAGGTTTGAACCGCCTGGCAAAGTTGTAATTTCTGTACCTCTACCACCTTCTCTACGAGGGAGCCAGAAGTCTTCTAGCATTGACATGTGATTTCTATCGTCACGGATTTCACCAGTTTTCGCATCGTAAACCATCTTGTTACGATAACGATTCATCACATCCTTTAGATATGACTCTGCTTTCATCTTAGGTAGATTACCCACATCAATATAAAATATACGTCTTTCTGGAGCGCGAGAGATACGATAGATAACTAACGAGTCCTCAATCATACGCAACTGATTGACAGGTTTAATTGCTTTGTTTAAGTGTGAGAGAACTGAACCCTTCTGCATATCCACAAGTCCAGATGGTGCATAGGTAATAGAGTCATCAGTGATCTTAACACCACCAGATGCACCAGAACTTTCCCAACCACCTTGGTTGTAAAGATAATATGGCTGAACACTAACTACCATGTCCATACCAGTTTTCTGATCTCTTTCTTTCCTAGTTTCTCTTACTTTTTTAATCTTGCGAGGGTCGATGTATCGAACTTCCTTAATACCCCTGCGAGGGTTTTTAGGGTCGATAATCTTATGATAGTAAAGTCTACCATCAACATACCATCGTCTGAAAATGTCGTGTCCTTTAGCATTAAAATCTAATAGGTGAAGAATTGTGTGGAATTCCTCACGCATTTTGGTTTTAATTTTTGGGGAGACTGGCAAACGATCTAGTGAAATAGATACTGACATATCCCTTTCATCAGAAACGATTGCTTCATTTGTAATATCTTCAATTGCACTATCACACTCTGGTTGTTGTGCAATATCACGATATCTTTTTATTAACGCAAGCTCAGATGAGTCTTGTCCATCTAAGTCCAAGACTTGGGCATAATGTCCACCGCCTGAAGCGATATCAACTGTGCCATCATCAGAAGCAGGAGTAGTGAATCCATCACTACCCCCGTCCTTACCTGATTTTGTTATTTTGAAACCGAATAGTTCCGCCATACTATAACTCTCCTAATTTTACCTTACTATTTAGTAAGAATAAAAAACAGGATTATACACCAACACTAACAAAGTCGGTATATCTCCAAGTTACATCGAAGGTTTCAACTTCACTTACAGTATCAAAGTTCAAATCAATCGGAGCAACAATAGTAGGCCAACAGTTCTTAAGCACATATGCCTTGAGAACATTGTTGTTTCTATCTAACTGATGCACTTCCATTTGTGCATAATACTCAGCTGGATTAGTAACACCCTGACTTGTCTCCAAATCATTGATACCAGACATCCATCTTTCCATTGAATCTCGGAGAGCAAAGTTAGTCTCGTTGATACATGTGGTTGTCCAAGTTTCAAACTCACGATCACCAGCAAGATACAGTGTTCTACCCCTAAAAGGGACAGCAACTTCTGTAATTGTTTGGCCTGGCAATGATGATGCCTTAATGTGAAAACTTGCAGCAATATTATCAAGTCCAGTAACAATTCCTGGCGGTGAAGTTAATATTACTTTGAACTGGTTAGCACGAGCGCCACCGCCCGCAATGTTTGCTTTAAACGCATTTATATTTGCAGTACTCATATTAGCCTCCTACCTCACTAAATGCTACGCCTGTTCTTACAGCGACAAAACTTAGTGTAATGAAGTTAATTGAACGAGCAGGTTTGATGTAAATATCTGCAACAAACTCATTTCTATCAATTATTTCACCTGTGTTATTTGTTCCATCACAAACTACTGAAAAGTCTGTAATACCCCGTCTACCTTGTACATCTCTCAAGAATGGTTCAACCATGTTTCTGAACTGTGCCTGAGTGAAAGTATCGTTGAATTCAAACAACTGGAACTTAGCAGCCGTAGCGATTGCCTTTTCTAATGTAAGGAACAATCTACGGACGTTAATTCTGTCGAATGAACTTGGACGCACTAGAGCAGTCTTATCACCAAATAGAACTGTACCTTGGCCTGGGAATGTAACAACTGGGTTGATACGAGCACCATACAAAGTATCTCTCTGTGATTTGGTTGGGTTGAATGCAAGTTTAACTGCACCACGAACCTGTCCTCTATTGTATCCACTTGGTGAGAACCAAGGGTCAGATACACTATCAGTGTTTGCACACAAACCAGCAATGTCACCATTTAATGGGACATAACGATATACGTCTGCATACTTGTCGTACATATACTTGTATCCAGAATCGAATACTGCATATGAAGAACTAGCAAGTCCATCAAAGAAACCTTTGACGTTTGTAGATTGAGTAGCACTAGAAGTGACACCAACAACATCTGCCCTACGAGGGGAGACAAAGACAACCATATCTTTTCTTGCTTCTGCAAGACTAATCATTGCGGCTGCATGTGCAGTTCCGTCTGAACCAGCAGGAGAAGTACCAGACATGATTAAGTTAACGTCAACTGTTTCAGTATCAGAAAAATGATCATATGCAAGAGTTAATTCACCAACAGTCGCGGTTGCATCGTCTTGTCCAATTGACAAAGTGTCAGTTAGAGGAAGATGAGCAGCATCGAATACTTTATCAGTACCAGCAGATGTAAGGTCAGTACCCCAATCAGCAGCACCAGAAGCAGGATGATCCATCCACCAAATGTGACTAGATGCACGATTGATAATGGTTGGGTAATATGCAGTTCCACCTTGAGGTGTTTTTGCACTTGGATGCTTTGACATGAATGCGTGTATTTCGATAACAGAGTTACCACGATTACCAGCAACATCAGCATCATAACCAGTGATTGCACCAGTTGTGTCATATACTACAACATGTATTTCGTCTTCAGCAATGGGTAAACCCAATCCTGATGCCCAAGAAGATGTGCCGGGCGCTGCGTCAAACAAGTCATAGAATTTCCAACGTCTGCGAA